AGTTTCTTTAACACAGGTTCTTAACACTGACGCTGAAACTTTAATTGCTAAGTACCCAGAGTTTACAGAAGCAATCTTGAAAAAGAATAACTACCAGCCAGGTAGCCCATCTATTACGATGGTGCGATACCACGATGCTGAGCAAGACCTTATCTTTTTGCCAGAGCGTCAGAACCTAACACTTGTACGTACACCTAACCCAATCGGTAAGTGTATGGTCCGTGTAGCACAGCGTCCTTCTCTTGACGGCGAAGCACGTGGTCAGTATGACGATGTCTTGGCAGTCCAACTCGCTCGTGCTCGTTTTGCAATCCTTCAGATTCAAGCTGCAGAAAAATCTATCCAAGCACCTATTGCTATCCCACAGGATGTGCAAGAACTTGCTCTTGGTCCAGATTCAATTATGCGTTCTTCTCAGCCACAGAACATCCGTCGTGTAGGTTTAGATCTACCACCAGGAGTCTTTACAGAGTCAGGAGTGCTAGAACGTGAACTACGGCTTGGCGCTCGTTACCCTGAAACCAGATCCGGAAATACCAGTGCAAGTGTTATTACTGGTCGTGGCGTTCAAGAGTTGCAAGCTGGTTTTGATACTCAAATCAAATCAGCACAATCACAATTTGCTCGAATGTTCGCTGATCTTATTGGACTCTGCTTCGAAGTAGATGAAAAACTATTCAGCAGTGTACAAAAGACAATTAGAGGTTCTGAAGATGGAACACCTTATGTACTCAAGTACACACCTGGTCGTGACATCAGAGGCGAGTACGGCGTAGATGTTCGTTACGGAATTATGTCTGGTATGGACCCATCACGTGCAATCATTGCATTGCTACAGATGCGCTCCGACAAATTAGTATCTCGTGACTATGTACGCCGTGAAATTCCTATGGACCTTAACGTCTCACAAGAGGAACAACGTGTTGATATTGAAGAAATGCGTGATGCTCTTCGTGTCTCAGTGGCACAGTACGCACAAGCTATCCCGGCGCTTGCAGCGCAAGGACAAGACCCGTCCCTTATTGTTACTCGCATTGCAGAAGTTATCAAGGGTCGTCAAAAGGGATTGTCACTAGAGTCAATCGTAGAAAAAGCATTTGCACCAGAACCACCACCAGAGGCACCTATGATGATGCCAGGTGGACCCGAACTTCCAGCAGCAGGTGCGGCCCCCGCTCCTGCCTCGCAGCAACCTCCACAAGAACAAGCTGGTCAGGCCCCTGCTGCTGGTCAAAAACCCGATATAGCGACACTACTAGCCGGAATCACCGGCGCAGCGTAACCGAAGGAGGTGCAATATGAACAAAGGAACACACGCTCCAGCTCCAGTACAACCAATCAAGGTAGATACAAAGGCAGGATCAGTTAAAGGCGGTAAAGTTGATTTCGGTTATGCCGGAACAGCTCGCAAAGGCAAGAAGGCTTAATTTAATTAAACTGGAAGGTGTACAGGGTGCTGAACGATAACGATAAAATTCCTCGCCCTGTACGCCGGACAGATTTTTTAGTAATAATTGTTGGGTTCTTTTACAACCTAACACAAGTATTTGAGACATTTATGTCAGAAGTTTACGAACTTTCAATTTATCACGCCAATCACAAGACCAAGATTAACAAGGCTTGGGAAGATATGGCACAAGATTTAGAGACTTTAGAGGAGGACAAATGACAACTGCGCCAATGAACCCATTAGCAGGTGCATCAGGTCCTGGTAAGTACGCTGTACGTAGCGATAAATTAACTATGGGTTCCACAGGATATGGTGAAGGCGTTGATACACAGGCAATTAAATCTGGCGCTCCGCTTGCATCTACACCTGATGTACGTGGTCAGGCACCATCTAAGTTCCGTGAGGAACTAGCTGCTGCACCAATAACAGAATTGTTTGCACCAACAGAACGACCTAATGAGCCAATCACCACAGGTATTGACCGTGGCCCAGGCGCAGGTTCTTCTGCACTAATGATGGCTAAGTCTAGCGAGAAGATGTCTGACATCTTAGTAAAGATGCTTCCATATGATACTGACGGTTCTATTGCTATCTTGTATCAGGATGCTCTAGCGCGAGGTAACTAGTGGCTGAGAACATTAAGGCACTAGGTTCTGCAGCAGGTCTATCACCTTCAGAGCAAAAGCGTATTGACGAGTTCTATAAGTCGTTAACGGTTCACAAAGAATTGTCTAATCTACCTGAAGATGCAGCTCGTGCTAAGTACAGCAAACTTACAGCAGCTGAGCAGGCAGACTTAACTAAGAACTTTGGTAACGAAGATCCTACAGTCAAGCCACAACGTGGTTTCTTTGGCACAGCTTGGCACTACACAGGTGGTGCAGTTGCCGGTGCTATTGGCACAGCGTTCTCAAAGACACTGGCTGGACTTCAAGAAGTTTCAGATTTCTCTACACGTGTAGCTCGTACTGCTCTCGTTGCTGCAGATCAAGACTTAGATCTTGGCACAGCTTGGGATGTAGCAAACGATAAAGGCGATAAAGTCTTTAGCCCTAACCGCATCATTGATGCAAAGGTTAAGTGGGGCAATGATGCAGTAGATGTTGCTATGCGTATTGCAGCTGGTGAGAAGCCAGAAGTAATCTTAAAGTCTGCAACTCCTGAGCAGATTAAATACCTACGCCTTGCAGATCCTACAAACAAAGTCATTCCGGGAATTGCTGAAGGCGATATCGCTGCAGCCCGTGCTAACTTTCAAGATACGCTTGACTCAGTCAACGCATCTAAGTACTCACCGGGACGCTTTGTCGCTAACGCTATTCTTCCAGGCGAACTAGAAGGTTCAGGCTTTTTCTATAAGGCTTTATCTGGAACAGTTGATGCTGCTTACCGTTTGTTTGCAGATCCAACACTTCTTGCAGGTAAAGCTAAGCGTTGGTATGATGTTAACCAGTATGCACTTGAAGTTGTTGTAGGCAAAGGCAAAGTTGCAGAAGTATTTGCTAAGCCACAGGTTGCTCAGTTCTGGAACCAGTATGGTGCCAAACTTAACGAACTGACACAGGCTCAGAAGGCAAGAAATCCTATTGCCATCGCTAAAGCAAAGGATGATCTAAAGGTGCTTGCGCCTGAACTTGGTCCTGCAGTTATCAAAGAGTTTCAAAAGGCAGATGTTCCAGTAAAAGATGCACTAACTGCTAAGGCGTTCTTTGAGAACACTAAGCAACTAGGTGAAATGTTTACAGGCAACATCGGATTACAGCGTGTTCTAGTCCCTCGTATGGATACAGCTCGCAAACTTCGTATTGCAGCTGTTACAACTGGCAACAAGGTTCTTAATCTTAAGCAAGTTGGTCCAGGTCTTGTAGATGACACCTTTTTTGGTGGAGCAACTACAGCAGATGGTATCGCTGAAGTATTTATTAACGGACAAAAGAAAATTGTTCAGAATGTAAACGATGCAACTAACTTTAAGGGTATCGCACGCTTCTCAATGAAGTATGTTAACTTTCGTATTGACCGTGCTAAGGCTAAGTTTACGCTTGCTCCTGTATTCAAGGATGACGTCTTTGATGTTATGGATAAAGACGCTGCAGAAAAGATTTATCGCCTAGCAGTTATGGTTCTTCCACGTCGTGAATCACGTATCTTTGCAGAAGCATTCGATGCAATCGAAGAAGTTGGTAAGCGTAAAGATGCTTATTACGGATTGTGGTCAACAATCGCTGAAGTACGCGGTATGAACACAACATTGCCAGGACAAGCGTTAGTTCGCTACCTAACTGGTAAGGGAAACACTATTCACTCAGTAAGCAGTGCAGATGATGCCTTTGCTAACAAGGGTGCTATCCCATCTGACTTCAATAACTTTGTATCTGTCCCATCTTTGGGTGATTTAGATATAGCAGCAGCACGTAATACACTTGCACAAAAGTTTATTGGCGTAGCAAACAGCGATTTAGCCAGCAAAGCTACTAGTGCTTGGTCATTCTTGACACTTGCTGGCCCACGTTATGCACTTCGTAACGCAGGTGAGGACCTTATGGTCAACCTTGCTATTGGTGTATCACCGTGGGGTATTGCAAAGTCACGTATGTTGTCTACTCGTGTCAATACTTACCTAGCTGCAGCGCAGAAACTAGAAGATGGCACCACTAACTGGGCTAATAACCCACTTGGTTTGGCTATGCGTCTAGTTAACCGCAAGGAAATTGACGCAACAACTGCCAAGTTGACTCAGATTGAAAAGACTTTTAACGCTGGCAAGGAACGTATTGCTACTATCAATAAAGAACTCAAAGCAATGGACAAAGAAACACCTGCTTACAAGGTTCTTAAGGATGAATTAGATAAGTTAAGCAAAGAAGTATCTGGTGGTATGGTCAAGCAAGCACGTCAAGTCTTTGCAGAAACCCTTACATCTGGTCGTCTTAATCGTTTCCGTGCATCTGTTGGTATGAAGCCAATGAACAGCAAAGAAATCGAACTATTGCAAGAGCAGATCAAGTACGGCGATATCGAAAATGCTGTATCTATTGCCTCTGAAGGCGGTATGAACTTTGTAACTGGTAATGATTACATTACTCGTGCTACTAATCTTGCACGTCAGACAGGTACTCGTGTTCACGCATTGAACATTGTTGCACCTAAGACAGCTTTTGTTAAGAAGCCAGGTGAGCGTGGATACGCTCTACAGGCTGTATCGCCACAAGATGAAGCCTCAATGGTTACCTGGATGATGCGTATTGGGTATTACTCAAACGATAAGCTAGGCCGCATTGCAGTTGCTAACCTTGATAACGAAACAGAAGCTATTAAGCGTATGACTGAATGGATTATGACTACCAAGGGTGGCTCACAATTCCTTAAAGATGCACGCCTTAGCAACGACCTAGATGCTACAAGCATCGCTCGTGTGGCATTTGCCCGTGCTAAAGAAAACTTTGTCAAGAAAGATGGCACAACGCTTAACCTTGACCTGCTCAACAAGATCAGAGTCCAGGGCGATGATGGTGCTTGGAAGGTAACAGGCTCACTATCACTAGATGACCTACCAACTAACACTATGGATGTACCTAACGTAATTGTTGGGCCTACACTTATTCCTGCAGTCGAAGCACGCCAGATTACTTCTAACATAATGACTAACGGCTGGACCTTCTTAGGTCTTGCTAACGCACGTATATCACGTCAGCCTATTGTCTTTGAAAATATGCTAGACATCCGCAAGCAAATGCGTAAGACAGGCTTTGAAGATCAGTGGATTGCATCATATACAAAGGGTATTGACCCTACTAATACAGGTGGAATTGCAGCAGCTACAGAGCGTGCAAAGCGTGACCTAGCAATGGTTGTTGAAGAGCGTGCAGTCTCACAGACGCTTGCTTATGTGGATAACCCGTTAGTTCGTACACAGTTAGCGTTCTCAGTGCGTAACTTTGCACGTTTCTACCGTGCTACTGAAGACTTCTATCGTCGTATGTACCGCGTTGTACGCTACAACCCAGAGGCTATCGTTAAAGCAGGACTAACCTACGAGGGAATTACGCACTCAGGTTGGATTCAAGAAGACGATCAAGGTCAGCCATACTTTGTATACCCAGGTATTGCTCCGGTCTACAATGCAGTTAACAATACGCTAGAGCGTATGGGCATTGACAAAGAATTTAAGGTTCCATTCCCTGTAGAATTTGGTGCTCAGCTAAAGATGATTACACCATCATTGAACCCTGACTCTTTGGTACCTACATTTTCAGGTCCGTTAGCAGGTATCTCAATTGGTACTGTAACTCAACTTGTTGACATCTTCTCACCAGGTGCTGCAGATACAATCAAGGGATATACTCTTGGTAAGTATTCTGTAGACCAACCATTCCTTTCAGCGGTATTGCCAGCACACATTAACCGCCTCTATGCAGCAATGAACCAAGATGATCGTAACTCACAGTACGCATCTGCTTGGCGTAAGGCTGTTACATACTTAGAAGCAGGTGGTCACGGACTACCTAAAAAGTATGATGACGAAAACAACTTGATACCACCAACACCTGCAGAGCAAGAGGCTTATCGCCTTGCTGTAAAGAACACAACACTGAGCATCCTTGGTATGCGCTTTGTATTTGGATTCTTTGCACCAGCATCACCACAGGTTACATTGAAGTCAGATATGGCTCAGTGGATCTCTGATAATGGTCGTGCCAACTTCAAGCAGACTTGGAACAAGTTACTCGATCAATACCCAGGTGATTACGACGGGGCTATGGCTAAGTGGGTAGAACTTTATCCTAACCAGGTTCCATTTACTATTGCTGAATCTGAGAAGAAGTCTATTGCGATGATTCGCTACGCAGATGAAGCAGGCTATTTTGTGGACCAAAATAAAGAACTGTTTAAGGATTATCCATTATCTGCAAACTTCCTTATTCCTCACAAGTCAGGTTTCTCTTGGGATGCCTACAAGACTATGAAGG